TAATACTATCCTATATTATTTTATATAGTATAACAAGCAATAAATTAATTATTTTATATTATTTTAATTGATAGCTATCATAAGAAAATGTGATAGATCCTGGTTGATAATGATAATCATTCGCAACTTGGGGTAACTTATAGAATTTCAAAAATAAGTTTCTAGAACCAAGACCCCCCGCCCCCGTATATGACCGTAGTATGCTTGCAGACTACGTCTGTAATAGTTAGGTTGATAAATTCATTCAAATGTATTATCGTTTGGACATGTTAAAGAACCTAGATGCACTGCCCGATGAGGTACTTAAAGAAGCCCTGTTACTGGAAGAACAACTACAGAAGTTAGATACTCGTGAAAAGGCCCGTGAGAAATTTATGGCGTATGCCAAACATGTGTATGACGGTTTTATAGAAGGAAGGCACCATAAAATCATTGCCGAGAAGCTAGAAGCGATAGCCCAGGGCAAACTAAAAAGACTGATTGTTAATATGCCACCTCGACATTCTAAATCAGAATTTGCATCTTATCTCATGCCTTCTTGGTTCTTGGGGCGTAACCCAAAATTAAAGATAATACAGGCTACCATGAATACGGAACTTGCTGTAAGATTTGGTAGGAAAGTCCGTGATCTCATTGCCGATCCCATGTATGCTGAGATTTTTCCCAACACGGACTTGAAACAGGATAGCCAAGCAGCGGGTCGTTGGGAGACAAGTGCTGGCGGGGAATATTTTGCTGCGGGGGTGGGTGCTGCAATGACTGGTCGTGGTGCTGATTTGTTAATTATTGACGATCCGCACTCGGAACAAGATGCTTTGTCCTCTAGTGCTTATGACACAGCTTATGAATGGTATACATCTGGTCCAAGACAAAGACTACAACCGGGGGGAACCATCATCATTGTGCAAACCAGATGGTCTAAGAAAGACCTGACGGGGAGATTATTACAGGCACAGGCAAAGGACATAATGGCTGATCAATGGGAAGTAATAGAATTTCCAGCCATACTTCCTTCGGGGGAACCACTGTGGCATGAGTTTTGGAAAAAGGAAGAGTTACTAAAAGTTAAAGCGTCACTATCTCCTAGTAAATGGAATGCTCAGTGGCAACAAGATCCTACTTCTGACGATGTTGCTATGGTTAAGCGTGAGTGGTGGCAGCTGTGGGAGAGAGAAGATACACCAAGACTTGATTATATAATTCAAAGTTACGATACAGCTTACAGCAAAAAAGAGACTGCTGACTATTCTGCTATTACGACCTGGGGTGTGTTTGAACCAAAAGAAAATGGCGAACAACACTTAATTTTGTTAGATGCAATGAAGGGTCGTTGGAATTTTCCAGAGCTAAAAGAAATTGCTGTAGAGCAAAACGAATACTGGGAACCCGACATGATGTTAATTGAGGCAAAAGCTTCTGGTGCATCTTTAGCAGATGAGTTAAGATTAATGAACTTACCTGTTACTACGTTCAGTCCTGGTAGACGCAGAGGTGGGGGTGGTATGGACAAGACGACTAGGATGCACATGGTATCTCCTATTTTCGAATCTGGAAAAGTGTGGTATCCTAATGAAAAGTTTGCTGATGAAGTTATAGAAGAAGTAGCTTCTTTTCCGAATGGCGATCATGATGACTATTGCGATAGTATGACCATGGCACTAATGAGGTTTAGACAAGGCGGGTTTATTAGTTTACAAGGGGAAGAGATTCCAGAGGATTGGTATCCAAGAAGAGCAAGGGAATACTATTAATGTCTAAAAAGACAGTTAAAAAAGGTAAAGGAAAGAGTGTTACCAATCGATTTTCAGATCGAATGCGTCCTACAAAAAGTAAAAAAACAAGGATTACATAATGGCTGAAGCAGAGGCAAAGCTTAAAAAAAGTAATGAAAAACTGGTTATGCCTACTCCTAGACCTATAAACGAAAGTATAGGATCAGATTACAAACCAGAACCTCCACCTAGAAAACCACTAGGAAAAATAAATCCCTCCATTTTGGCTGATGTTGAGTTTAGGTCGGACATTGAACCTGGGATGGTTGATCCTTTTGCTAGATTAGGTTACAAACTTGTAGAAGACGGTGACACTGATTTTTTGGCTTTCATAGCTGACTCTGGATATTCATATAATATTGGTGGTCAATATTTTCCTGCCATAGATGATGTGGTAGATAATTATAAACAGCCTTTTAATATTATTGAAAAAATGCAAGAACAAGGTATAAAATTTAAAAAAGTACCTCCTCAAGGAATAGCTTCAATAATTGTAGGAAATGACAAGAATAAAAAAGGGGACATGATAAAAACATCAACTCATGAACTAGCTCATGCAGCTTTTCAATATTTAAGATCTAAAGATTTGTTACCACCTAATTTCAAACCAAAATATACTCGAAGAGAAGAAGATTTTGTTACGGCTTTAGATTATATAAAAACAAAAGACGACCCTTATCATTTTGCTACCCCTGAAGAAATTATGAAGGATAAGAGAAGAATTGATCCTGAACTTCAAAAAAAAGCTTTTTCAAGAATTACTCAAGACGTAGCAAAGCCATTATTTGAAGCGGCAGAAAGTGAACTCAGAAAAAAAGGCGTACCTCCAAGAGCTAAAATAAAAGCTCAAAAAATCCCTTTACCCATACCTAGATCGGAGGCGTTTCCTAAACCACCTCCATCTAGATCATCACAGCTAAATATGATAGAAAAATTATTTGGCAGATTTTTAAGGAAAAATTAAAATGGCAATTGAACCTAGGAAAATAGCAGGAATGGTAGAATCATCTATGGGAGCAGGGGGTCAGATGATGCCTGAAGAAGATAGTCTCCAGATCGAACTCCCCAGTACCGAGGCCCAACTCCCTGATGGTATAGAACTTATGGGTGAGGAGGTAACTGAGGTTATTGCCGAGCCATATGATCATAATGCTAATTTAGCCGAGATACTTGATGAAGATGTACTTGGTTCTCTGTCCTCGGACCTTAGAGCTAAATTTCGTGAAGATGTTGAATCAAGAGAAGATTGGGAAGAAGCGATATCAAAAGGATTAGGGTTACTTGGGATAAATTATGAAGATCGAAGTGAACCCTTCTTAGGAGCTAGTGGTGTAACTCACCCGTTACTTTCCGAAGCTGTGACCCAGTTTCAAGCACAGGCATACAAGGAGATGTTACCTAGTGGTGGCCCTGTAAAAACTCAGGTTCTCGGAACTCCGACCAAGGCTACTGAAGATCAAGCCCAGCGTGTAGAAGACTTCATGAACTATCAGATTACTGAAGTTATGGAGGAATATGATCCAGATACAGATCAAATGTTATTTTATTTGCCGTTGACAGGATCTACATTTAAAAAAGTTTATTTTGATGAAACCAAGCAGAGGGCTGTTTCCAAGTTCGTACCAGCAGAAGATATGGTTGTTCCGTATTCAGCTAGTGATTTAAGAACAGCGGAGAGGGTTACACATGTAGTGAGAATGTCGTATAATGATATTCGTAAACTACAAGTAGCAGGGGTATACAGAGATGTCGAATTATCTGAAGGAAGTGATGGTGCAGACGAAGGAGCTATCCAAGAACGTGCTGATGAGTTGTTGGGACTACGTCCGAATTACTCTGACGATGTGTATACCTTACTGGAATGCCATGTTGACTTGGACTTGGAAGGTTTTGAAGACACGGATATGGAGGGGAATCCTTCAGGGATTATGCTCCCTTATATTGTTACCCTTGATCAAAACTCTGGAAAAGTTTTATCAATTTCTAGAAACTTTAGAGAGCAAGACCCATTAAGAAGAAAGAGACAATATTTTGTACACTTTAAATTTTTACCAGGGTTTGGATTTTATGGTTTCGGGTTACTACACACAATCGGAGGTCTTTCTCGTGCTGCAACTTCTATACTTAGGCAGTTAATTGACTCAGGTACTTTATCAAATCTTCCAGCGGGTTTCAAAGCGAGGGGTGTTCGTATTCGTAACGATGATGAGCCTCTTAACCCTGGTGAGTTCAGAGACATCGATGTCCCAGGCGGGGATCTTAAAAACTCCATCATCCCACTGCCATACAAAGAGCCATCTGGCACATTAGCACAGCTTTTAGGGGTAGTTGTTGACTCTGGGAGGCGTTTTGCACAGGTTGCAGACGCAAAAATAGCCGATGTTAACTCTCAAGCACCTGTTGGAACGACTGTTGCGTTGATTGAACAAGGCTCAAAGATCATTTCGAGCATACATAAGCGTTTACATTACGGACAAAAGCAAGAATTTCGCATGTTAGCCGAGATTTTTAGTGAAAATCCAGTTCCATACCCTTATTTTGTTGGAAATGTGCCACCAGAGACAATGCAAGCCGACTTTGATGGGCGTGTTGACATACTTCCAGTGTCAGATCCAAACATTTTCTCAATGGCACAGCGATTATCGCTTGCACAAACACAATTACAACTGGCTCAAGCGGCTCCACAGATACATAATGTGCATGAAGCGTACAGAAGAATGTATGATGCGTTAGATATTAAGAATATTGACGCTATTTTACCTCCTCCAGCACAGCCACAGCCATTAGATCCAGCAACCGAGAACGGAAATGCTCTAAAAGGTATGCCTGTACAGGCTTTTCAGCAACAAGATCATGAAGCTCATGTTAGAGCACACATAGCTTTCTTATCAACACCAGCTGGACAAGCAAATCCACAGACATTTATTATGCTACAATCTCATACACAAGAGCATATTGGTATGATGGCTCGTGATCAGGTAATGAAATTTTTCGAAGAATCAATAAAAGCTGCACAAATGGCAGGTCAACCTGTTCCACAATTAGATCCTAATGCTGTTGAAGCAGCTATTGCTCAACAAACAGGTGAGATATTGAAAGAAGTTATGCCTTCTCTACAGCCGCAACAACAAGTTGATCCTTTAGTTGAGATTAGGAAGAAAGAACTTGAGAATGATACAGCTGAACTGCAAAGAAAAGCTATGAATGATCAAATGAACTTCCAGATTGATCAAGTCAAGCTACAACAAGCTTATGAACTAGCTCAACAAAGACAAAAATTACAAGAAGAAATTGCTGATGATCGTAATGACGTAAACATTTACAGAATCAACATGGCATCGGCTAACAAACGTAAATAAAATGTGATATAATCTGGATATGGATCCAGTAACTATATCAGTAGCCGTAGGAATAGCAGGTAAAGCTTTTGATGCAATCAAAAAAGGCTTTGCTGTAGGTCGTGATATTGAACAAATGTCGGGGGACATTGGTCGATGGATGGGTGCTGTAAGTGACGTTGATAATGCAGAAAAGCAAGCTAAAAATCCTCCCCTGTTTGGCAAATTGTTTAAAGCTGGGTCGATTGAAGAAGCAGCTCTCGCTGCTTATGC